CTCCTCTAGAGGGCAAAGCCCTTCCACCCGAAAAGCTCGGGAAAAGTACAGACTGGTTACCAGTCTATACAGCTGCTTAGGCCGTGGCCGCTCGTTTTCACGAACGGTGGCTCCACGGGTACTAAGACCCACGCGTCTGTCAACCGCTCAGGCAACGACCGTGATAGGACGTTGTTCTGGCAGTTGATATCCTGTGAGAGTTTCGAGTAGAGGTGACCACGGTAGCTGTAGCGGTTAACGCTGCGAAACTTCCGTGTGTAAACCTTCACTTCGACCCCCTCCCAGGAGCGCTCTTTTGGCTGTCGTACCTGCCATCGATCGGAGGGTCCGTGTAGGACTCCCCCAACCGTAACAGGACCGTAGCGTCGAGCAGCTCGAGGGATCTCGCTTGCAACGATGTCCGCCAGGACAAGCCGTGTGGAATTGTAGGTGCCGGGGGGTAAACCCCTTGACGCCCACGCCACCAGCTTGTTGTGAAAGACAAAAGCTGAAGCAAGGTCAGTGACAGTCTCCTTAAGGAAGACTGGACGCACCTCCCGCCCCCTGTAGTAGTCCTGCCCACAGCTCTCAAAGAAATCCCCGCTGGTAAACGACTTCTTGGTGTTAACCATAAAGCCGAATGCCTGCAGAGACTCGATTAAGAGCGACGAGCAAGACCTGGGGACGATAATGTCATCGCCATACACCGTAATGTCCGGAACACGGCAACCGCTTACGCGGGCCGCCGCCCAGGCAAAGGCGTAGAAGATGGCACTCTCTAAAGGGAACGTGTACCCATTACCCATAGACGAGATCTTCTCAAGTCGTATCACCCGCCCACGGTAAACCGTGTGCGAGCAACGCGACTTCATGATTAGATCAAGCCACAGTGGGTCACAGTCAGCTAACAGATCCAGCACGAGGTTAGTGCTGATCGTATCGCTGGCTGAGGATAGATCGATGGTAGCCAAACCATCGGTCCACGCCCTGCGCGCGAAAGAAGAGTTCCGTGACTGGTCCCTTATCAGGACCATCCCGTACCTCTTCAAACGTTTCTCGATAAGGCCACCTATACCAAGCTGAAGGTAGACATTCCACCTCGGCTCAATACAAATGGCCCTATCGATCAGCGCAGTCTTGGGTACAAAGGATAGCCGACTCACTAGCACGATCTGCGCTTCGTGTGCTAGGTCCTGCCTGAAGTCCGACTCCTCGTTTCCGAAGATATCGTCGTACAGACGCGAACACGGCTCAGTTATGGCACCACGGCTTCGATACTTCTCATAAGGGCTTGCATTACGCTTACCCAGAGAGAGGTCTCCGCCGGGCCCGTGATGACACTTCTCTCGAAGGAGAGCCATATCGCCAGGCTTAATAGTCCCAAGAATCTCAGTAATTTTCCGCTTAACGAGGTGATAAACCTCCTCAACGGGATGGGACAGCGGTTTATTACCGCCCACCCACCGAGATCTGAAGAACTGGTTGACCTGCTGACATGACCGCTCCGCCGCGAGCCACTTCTCATACGCCGCCTTCTCCCGATCGATTCCGAGATCAAAATCCCGGAACGACGAGATAAGCGACGCAATTTGAAGATCCAGCTCGAATTCTGCATAACGTCCACTCCAAGTGTAAAAGAAGGGGTCGACCTGGGTTTTAACCAAGCCGAGGTAGTCCCCGTCTAACCACCTAGAGTAGGCCGCGTTTGCAAACGGCGTCTTCGAGAGTAAGCAAAGCTTGCGAAAGACTTTGTCCAGCATGACCCTTCCCCTCACGGGTGAGGCTGCGCTGTACTTGTCCTTCGCGGCAGTGGCTGCACGCTTGGAGTTCATTCGTTCTCCAGGCGCTAGGCCGCCAACACGGGGCCGAACTGACCATCGAACATCAGGCCCCACGCCTTGGTAGCGACAGAGGCGTCGACAGAACAGTTATCCAGGGCAACCCGGATATTCTGCTCTATCGTACCGCTTTCTGGCGCCCACCAGGACGTGAAGGCACTGTTGTTCAAGAGGTGTTGTGCGCAGATTTGCCGAAGTGCTTGCAGAGTCTGAACATCATCGCGCCCCGAAGGGAACGAGATGACCAGATCCACAAAAACAACTGGGCTGCTAATGCTGAAACTCCCCGTACCTTGCGTTTGACGCGCGCGGCACGAGAAGGTTAGCGTAGCTGCTCCAATTGTGAGCACAGGGTAGGCTGCGACCTCAGGGTTTGGAACCATGATTGCACCTCTTAGGTTAGTTCGGGGGATTAAAGTCCACGAAAGTTTCCGTCATCACCGCGTGACCCATAAGGTTCGCGACGAAGGCACGGAGATCCTTCCGGTTCTGCACCGTCGCGCGGTTGGGCGAGATCAACTCGACCTTTCCGAGCATGGTGTAGGCGACCTTCGGCGAGGGGGTGTAACCACCGGCGTCACCACTGATCGTCTCCAGAACGGGGAGCGTAACGCGGGCTTCGACACGAAAAGTGCCGTTGCTCCCGTTCCGCTCTTTGTTCGAGAGAGTAACAGTGGGGAAACCGATGGAGATCCCCGAAGCGATGTCCTTCCACACAGCGAGCTGCATGTCGGCACCGCGAGCCGAGAAAGTTTTGGCCACCGGAGTGGACTGTCCGTCATTCAAGACGAGACTGGTTTGCGCAGACATAGAGTTTTGACTCCATAGGGTGAGGCAATTGCTTGCCCAGTTGGTTTCACCACGATTTGTTCACCTTGAACGATCGTGGCGCTCTTTGCTCGCGTTTGGCCCCCCAAGGGGGGTCAAACAGTTGGACCATCAACGACATCGCTGTCGCAAAACGACCAACAGGATCACCTCCCAGCGGCGATCGAACCTTGAGGAAATAGGACGTGTCTGGGATGCCGGAGAGACGGGTGTAACGCGTTTGCGTCACGCCCCAGTCCCCTTTGGTAACCTCAATCCACGATCCAAAGTTCCCTCCAGGGACGCTGTTAGCTGGGACCTGAAGGCGGCGAGCGGAGGATGCCTTCTCGAGCGTAGAGGTGGACCCACCCGTGAGGGTGAACCCATCGAAAGCCGTGAGGTTTTCAAGGTACGTGCCGACCGGCACGAACCAATCTACGACAAACGAGTAAGGCAGGAGCTCCCATGCCAAGAGAGCTGGATTCGATATCCCTGTACGGGCCAGGATAGCCCGGCCTTCGGACTCGAGCCTGTAATACGCTGTAAGGCGTGCTACACACTCGTGAACGTCGGACGTGGTGACAAGTGAGTACTCGTCACCTACAGTGAAACCCTGCGAGACTTTGCCGGACGATTTGAGCACCCCTTCGGGGCTCGGGTCACTTCCGATGCTGTCTGCGAGGATCTCAGCCGCATCATATGCGTCTTGGATGAGCGGCCTCCACCCGTAGACGTACTCCAGCCAGTGGCTGGTAATACGTTTTCCGGGATGGGTCCGCTCAACACGTTTCCAAGCACGCGTGTTGATATGACTGATATCTGATGTGGTCAGACTAAGAGCTTTGGCAAAACTCTTAAGGTCGGCGCGTCTTAAGGCACGCGCCGCCTCTACGATCCGGGTAGCTGAGCTAACCAGGAGGTTCGCAACCTGCTTTCGTTCCGCGAGGAACTGAGCGGCATTGAACCGAACCTGACTAGCTTGCTTACCTAGACGCAGGACCGCCTTATTCTTGGCATCGGGTACCAGTGATGGCAACCCGTTACCAAGAGGAGCGTAGTTGGCCCAGTACACACCGAGAACATCGGTAGAAAACCGGTTCCAACTAGAGTATCCAGAGACATGACTCATCCCTGAATACCACCGTGAAACTTCCATCTGATACGCGTTCTGAGGTAGTGTACCCTCACGTCGACGAACCGGGTAATCCGGTGTCGTCGTACTAGTGTACGTCCGAGAAAATGGGTAGTAATGGTTAGCTTCCTGACCGGAAGCGTCCCCATTACGCCAAACTCTTAGGAAATCCACTCGCTCGCGTTCAAATGTTGGTCTCACGTTCACTCCTAGAAGAATCACCTCGCTTACGCGAGGTTAAAACCTCTCCGCAATTTATCGGTCCACGATCACCAAGGACCTACCAGTGTTCAGGTCGATAAGGACAAACGCGCCGCCAAGAAAGCGGTCGCGCTCGTCTTCATCGAACCCGTCATCTGATAGGGCCTCGGCGTCCATAGACCACCAGTCTAGCAGTCTTCGGACTGCCTGCTGGTCCGCCGGCGACCAATAACGCCGTTCGACAGCTGTCTCCCACCGTGTTGTTTTCCCACCACTTTCGTGATGTGAGACCAGCACGGGGCTAGCAGCTCCGAACAGCGTTACAGCGCAGGCTGTCACATCCTCCTCGCTTTCGCGGGAGAGGACGTAACAGACGCGCTTCGCGAGGAAACGACAAACACGCAAGGAAGGGTGATACCCTTCCTTACGAACTGTTGTAATCCGAGCGGCGGAAGTGGAATATGTACGCATGATAGTGAACCTTTAAGTTACGGAGGGG